CTGGAAGCATTCCTGCAATTCCCTTACACCCCCAACATCCAGAGGCGGATATTTGATACGGGCATGTAGCGCAAATTTTTGCCCTGCGTTCGGCTTCTTCTTGGTCAACCAATTGAAATTGGGACTGGGTGGCAAAATTGTACATGGCGCGAACCCAGCGCACGATTTCCCCAAAGCCCAAGGTCTGCGCTGCTTTGGAGCATGGAACACAGTTGTGATTACCAGCCAAACGTTCGCAAAGGGCATTCTCTATCTGGGCAACAATGTCGGTTGGTGGCACCAAACCCCGCTCCAGAATCTTCTTCTCGCAGTTCTTGACCATATCCCCGAAGTCTCCTCCATAGATGGCTTCTCCAGTAATGGGACAATTGATCCACCAACCCTGCGGAGGTACATCAGTTTTACGAGCGTAACAAAACTTCAATGGCTCACTCACTGACTACCAATTCGGCCTCGTAGGTGTTGTTGTCGGGAATTTTCAAGGATTCCAGTTTAGTGGCAATATTGATCTGAACCGCATTCTGCTGGTTATTGCCATCGCTAAAGTTAATAGAAGCGGCTTCGGCCAATTGTTTAATATTTCGCATCATACCCAGAGCTTCCATTCCGTCAAGGTCTTGTGCGGCATCAGCAGCTTTAATCAATACCTTGCCAGTCAGAAATTTAATTGATTTCTTCATGGTCTCAATCGATGCGGTGATATCGGAAAGCAGAGTCGGAACATCGTCGTTCTCCCAAGGGGCGGGATTTTGATCGTTGGCCAACCTCTCCCTGCAAGCTGCCCACCTCTGGGTTTCCTTCCAAAGGTTGATTGTAGAAACACTAACCCCGATCTCTTGGGCGATATCAGGAGCGTTGCGTCCAGAGCAAAACATGGAGAAGGCTTTAACGCATTGCATCCGCTTCTCTTTGTCCATGGATTCCATCTTTGGTGGGGCGGGGACTAGTTGGCTGGGTCTTTCAACCTCCCAAGGATAGAGGTTTTCTTCTTTGGGGTTGGCCCTCCAGATTTTGGCATGTTTATCCCATTTCTCGCTATGGATAAATTTGGAAAGTTGGGGAGGATATGTGCAACCAAGTTCATCCATGATTGCCTTGGTTCCCCTGCCAGCGACATAAAGTCGGAAGGCGTTTTGTTTTTTGATTCTGTTTTCTGGTAGGTCCCAGTCGATCTTCTTCTTGCTTGGATTAGCCATCGCGTCTAGTCTAATATAAATTTCTCAGATGGCAACAGAAGATCAGGGAATAGAAAAATACGGAAGGCTGTGGTTATCCAAAGACGGGCAGGCGATTACTCCGCTTCGCATCGAAATGGATGCATTCCTCATGGGGTTGACCCCCGAAGAGGGAGGGCTTGGGAAAGCCCGCCACTATCGAAATATTGTTTCTGCTATATGGCCAACCTTCCAATGGCACAAGTGGGCTGAGTTGTCTGCTCAAGCTTTCTGCGCTCAAGTGTTTGAGGGGGATGAGGCTTCGGGCAATAGGTTTGTTAGGAGTGTGACGGGACTGGCTGGTGGAACGGACTCAGGCAAATCCTACGGAATGGCGGCGTTTGCTTTGGTAAACTGGTTCTGTGACCCAATCAACACGATGGTCATTGTGGTTTCAACGAGCAAGATCGACGCCAAGCAGCGTATTTGGGCTGCACTAGTTAAGATGTATCGCGAAGCCCGAAACCTCGGAATCGCATCAGGCAGGCTCATTGAATCCATGGATATCATAAAGCTATCCGAAGAAGAGGGAGCCACCATCGATCCCAAAACGGGGGTAAGCGATGCCTCGTCCATTATGCTTTTGGCCGCTGGCGACGAATACAAAGATGATGCACAGAAACGCCTTCAAGGTAAGAAAAATCGTCGTATCGTGTTGATAGCAGATGAGTTACAGGATTGTTCGTCTTCCATAATTACCCAAGCAATCTGGGGATTTAAGGGAGCGCAAGAGTTGTATATAGTCGGAGCGGGCAACCCCGCATCCATATTTGACCCCCATGGGAAGTTCTGCGAACCAATCAAGGGGTGGATGAGTGTTGATGAAGATACTTCCAATTGGAAAATCAGGGTGGCGGGTATTGAGGGGATCTGTATTCGCTTTGACTCAGAGAAAGACAATCCGAACCAGCAAGCCTTTGAGCAGGGCAAGGGGCTGCGCTACCCATTCCTTCCTAAACCCAATGACGTAGCCCTAGCCAAAAAAGAACTCGGAGAACTTAATCCCCAGTTTTGGAGGAAGTTTAGGGGTTTCTGGCCTCCCGCAGATGCTGATGACTCTACAATTGTCTCGGATATTCTTCTGGCTAGACATGGAGCCTTGGATAAACCCATCTGGGATGGAACCCCGAAAGATATTGCAGGAGTTGATCCAAGTTATACGGAGGGAGGAGACCGCTTCGTCTTTACCCACCTTAAATACGGGAGGCTAATCACGGGCAAATGGGCCATTGCCGTAGAGAAACAGTATGTTCTCAACCGAAGGGCGGGATCTCAGGAGGACTTCCAATACGAGATGATCCAACAGATTAGCGATCTATCTATCAAGTTGGGAATCCCGAACCAATGGATAGGAGTAGACGCTTCGGCTGGTGGTATCTTCTGGTCTATCGGGGAACGAGAACTCCTCAAGGGATGGCATGCCGTCAGTTTCGCTGGCGCGGCCTCAGACCTCCCCGTTAGCGCCCAATACGCCATGAGAAACGAAGCCACTGGCAAGCCTCAAGTCGGCAAGGAATTGTTCCACAACATGGCATCCGAACTATGTTTCGCTGCCCGTTACTTCTTAGAATGTGAGCAATTGAAGGGAATTACATCCGATTTGGCATGGGAGATGACCCAGAGAAAGTATGCTAGAAGGACTCGTAAGATTATTATTGAGTCTAAAACTGACATGAAAAAGCGCATCGGAAAGTCTCCCGACTTGTTCGATTCATTCGCTGTTGGACTTTTTGTCGCCCGTAAGGTATTCGGGGCCATGGCTGGAAGTGAGGCTATAGCAGAAAAGAAAAGACTTAACACTGAGTCATTCAAGAAGCTTAAACAGTCCTTGACTTTGCGAAGGCAATGGTAGACTCTACGCTGAATTTTTTCTATGGTTCAACTACCAATTGCTGAAGCAGACATTTGTATTTTTCAGGGAGCGACTTTTAGTCAGACGCTTTTCTATGAGACTGGAGAGCCATCGGCCCCAGTCAATCTTACTGGCTATTCGGCCAAAATGCAGATTCGGTCAAAGCCCGAATCCAAAGCTATAATTCTTGAATTATCCACCACAACTGGAGGAGGCAACGGAAGAATAACTCTTGGAACATCTGGAGATTTCACAACGGGGGCCATCAATCTTTTTATATCCGCCAGCGACACGGCAAGTCTAAGTGTTTGCCAAAACGCCGTTTACGATCTTGAATTGACTTCTGGTTCTATTGTTACTAGGATTTTGCAAGGTAACGTAATTATTTCCCCAGAGGTGACTCGATGAGCAAGATCTGTATCCCTATTCCATCGTCCAGTGTTATTGGTGTTAGCTCAACACCAATCCAAACTCCTAGCGTCAACATTCTTCGGGTAGAGCCATCACTTACGGGGTTGATTGGTGGAGCAGTAACAGACTTGGATGGACTCAATACAGTCAGTGGAACTTATGCAGTTGGGATTGTAATATTTTTGGTAATCAGTGGAATCCCTGCTATCTATCAATTGACCAACGGAACGGATGCAACAAACAGTCCTTTTGTAATTAGACCAAATGATTTTGCAAGCCAAACAGGAACTCAGCGCGTGTGGAAGCGACTAATGTAATGAAAAAAATTCTCTCTCTTATTATTTCAGCAGCCTTGATTGTTTCGGGCTATTCACAAACCCGCAACGTTTTGGTTGGAACTAACAATGCGGTGGTTCAGCCGACCAACTTCTGGAGCGCCGATGCCTCTAATGCCCGTACAGGACTCGGACTTGGAAGTGCTGCCACAAATCCCGCATCCGCATTTCAACCTTATTCTTTGGTGCTTTCCAACTTGGCCTCAAGTAATGCCGTCAATCTCACCAACCTACGCGCAACAAACATCGTTGGAACATTAGCAATTGATTCTGGCGGAACTGGAGCCACCAATGCGGCGGGGGCTCGCACAAATATCGGGCTTGGTGCAACAAACAATGTTACGCTTAATGCCGTTTCAATAGCTGGCGGATCTCTTTCTAGTTATTTTGATTTTGGAAACTCCGTTCAGGTTCTTGCTGCAACAAACAACCAAGATGGGCTAACAATATTCTTTACTGGATCGGAAAGAGCGTACATAGGGTACGATGGTGTAATATTGCACCAAAGTGGCGGGGCACTTGCTTTTGGCGCTGGTAATACTAGCGGGGCCGCAATTACTAGAACTAACCTTGGCCTCGGAGCTACATGGCTAATCAACACCAACGTTACCAACTTTCGTTCCGCTATTGGTCTTGGGTGGTCCGCACTGACCAACACTAACATCACAAATTTCAGAACGGATATCGGGCTTGGCGCAACAAATAATTCATTTTCCGCTCTATCAGTCGGTATTAATATAACTAATGATTCCACGGCTTCAAACGCTTCTTCGGCATTTGGAAACCAGATAACAATAGACTCAACAGTGGAAAACAGTATTGCTGTTGGATTTGGTCATTCCATGTCAAACTTTGGAAATCAAGCTGGTGGATCTGTTCTTTTGGGCGGAATTGGAACGATGACCAATTGGGGTGCCTTTCTTTTCAATGGAGTTCCACAAGGAGGAACATCGGCGGTTTCGCGAGGAAACAGCACGTTTGCTGTCAATGCAAGCAATGGAATTTATCTTAATGGGCCGATAATCTTGGAATTTGAACAGGGCGTTGGGACAGGTCAGGGGCTTTTGAGCTTGGGTGCTGGTGGAGGTGTGGAAAAAGTTGCGACAAATGTTTTTACCGCAACACCAGCTTTTGTTGGTTGGAGCGGATTTGCCTATACGGCATTCGATGCTGGCACAGCCAGAACTAACATTGGATTGCCTTGGACTGGTCTTACCAATACAAACGCAGCCACATTCCAAACAGCACTTTTTGGATCTAACACTAATCCAGTATTGGTTGACACAAATGGATCTGTAGTAAGCCCAACCAACTTCTGGCAGCAGGCTCCGATTGCTACAACAGTTGCTATTTCTGCTCCATCTACAAATTCTACAAATACAGCGACAAATTCCCGAAACCTGATCATCCAAAGCCTTTCCTCCAATATTGTCAATACAACCAACACATTGCTACTCCCAACCAATACCTCAACATTCAATGGTGATACGGCAGTAGTCATTCATGCTGGTGGTTCTGGATCAGCAACCGCAATTCGTCAAGCTGGACAGACATCGAATCTGATTGTTCTTACCAACTTCGACCATGCTCTAAGATTTCTCTACTTTAATAATACATGGGACTTCTACCACAACTTGGCCTATGTCGAGCCCGTCTACTTTTCTGGAACCAATGCAGCAGCACTTGCAGCAGCAAGTAGGACCAACCTCGGCCTTGGAGAAACAAATAGCGTAACATTTTCCGCACTAACTCTTTCAAGTGATCTAACCTTTGGCGGTGGAGACAACATTGTTCTATCCACAACAAACGGAACAAAGATTGGAACAGCAACAAACCAGCTTCTCGGCTTTTATAATCAAACTCCTATTACTCGACCATCTTCAACAGGGGTTACCACCAACGGATTTACTCAGGGGAGCGGAAACAATGTCCACCCAAATAGCACATTTACTGGTGGCATAGGAACAAATGAATACACGATTTCGGATATTGTAGCGCATTTGAAATCTCTTGGACTGATCGCTCCTTAAACACATTTTATAAATGACTAACTACTGGAGACTTGAAAGAGATATTGATATCGTCCAAGGAAAAACTTGGACGGCAAAGTTTCGTTATCTAACCAAGTCCTGCAATGGCAAGTCCAATGTCCCAGTCAATCTTACAGGCTATGGGGCCAACATGGTGATTCGGGAATGTGTTAATGATAGTGCCACCTTGCTCACGCTGACCTCTGGAAGCGGAATTACCTTGGGTGGGAGCGCGGGAACTATTGAAATAGAAATCACCGCCACACAGGCCGCAAATCTCACCGCAGGCGACAACGTCTACGAAATCGAACTCTACCAAGGCTATACCTATATTGCATTCGCCACTGGTAAAGCCAAGGTCTATCAGGAAATTTCCCGATGAGCCAAGAAGTCATTGAGGTTATCGAAAAACAAATAGAAGTTGTTGAGATAACCGAAAGAGAGGTGGAGGTTGTTGAGCTTATTGAGCGCGGCCCTCAAGGGCCATCTGGCGCTCCAAGCGGTCCAGCAGGCGGAGATCTTACGGGAACTTACCCTAATCCCACCTTGGTGGCTTCAGGGGTAACCTCTGGCACCTACGGGTCTTCAACCGCGATACCCGTGGTAACGGTGGACACCAAGGGTAGGGTTACAAATCTTTCGACACAGGCAGTATCAATTCCGTCTGGAAGTATTTCTGTCACTGGGGATGACTTGACGCTTTCTGGAAATACTGGAAGTGCTATTACCAATGCTACATTGGCAAGCAGTGGGGTTGTTGCTGGAACCTATACCAAGGTCACGGTTGATGCCAAGGGACGGACAACTGTTGGAGCTTCGGCCACGAAGTCAGATGTCGGGCTTTCAAATGTTGATAACACTACTGACGCGAATAAGCCC